CAGACCTTACTAAAATTGTTAATGGCAGATTAGAACAGCCTAGAATTGTCGCTAAAAACTGGTATCAGATTAACACTAATAAACGATTAATGTATAATTTTGTCATTCATGGAAACGTTGATACCTTTGGCGAATTTGATGCTGTTACAATTAAGGGAAAAAGCTATATTATTCTCGACAAACAAGAGAGTGGTATAAATACTATTAAATTAGAAATTGGTTCGGGAGGTAATCGCTAATGGCTAATTTTAAAAGGAAATTAACTAAATATCAAACAGAACTATCTGACAAATTTACAAGTGTTAGTTGGTATGGTCAAAAGGCAGATTTAGATACGATTGATAATACATCAGCTATTATAAATTATCTCACTACTAAAGGAACGGCAGATAAAACCCCTCATTATTGGAGAATCACGTTGAATGTATATGCCACGGTTGATAATTCAGAAGAGTTGGCTGATTTAGGTTATACACAGGTATCTGAAATTGCGATTGATGAAAACCTTAATACTTTGGTTCAATATACAAAAGATGTGGTGGTACTCTAATGGTTAAACGTGTTAATTCAATAGTTGATATTGCTAACGGTACTAAGAAATTTGCAATCGCCAAAGTTCTAGAAAAACGAGATAAAACGGCACAACAAGCCTCGTCACAAGCCAATTCCGCTCTTGGTGTATGGCATAGTATGGCTCCTAAAGGAAAAACCGGTCAGATGGTAAGTGGCGTATCAGTTAAACACGGAAAATATTACTCGGTTGTTTATCCCACCCATGATTATCGAAAAGAGGGAACTGCTTTTATGAAAGTTGTAAATGCGCAAAATAAACGTGGAACCCATGCGGGTTTTTTCAATCAGTATCGAAGACAATTAGGGAAATCATTTTTGACATCTGTTAAATGATATGATATAATACACATAAGATATAAAACTCACGTGAGGATAATAAAAACATGGCATACGATACACGACAAATTACACATGGTACGCAAGAGGTCACTTATGGCTTGAGTGGTGATGGTACTGGCGCAGTTACCTATTCAACTGGTGTACAAAAGTTTAGTCCATCTGTTGACCAAAATAGCAAAAAGATTTACGCAGACGCCCAAACACACATGACTTTGCTTAATGCTAAGACGCTAACTATCGACCAAGACAACTTACAATACACGCCAGACGAAATGACACAAATGGGTTATTTGGCTAGTTCAACAGGATTTACTGATAACGGAAAGTATCCTAAGTTTTCTGTTCAACGCATTTTGGAAGTGCAAGATGATGAGGGAACAGTTACCAAGAAACTAGAAGTATATTATGGCGTAACATCTGGTGCATATACAGAAAGTGATGACGAAGATGAGGACGAAATTAACCCTAAAGTATATTCTCGTACTTTGAATGTTGATGGATTTGATTTTGGTGAAGGTGTTGTTAAGCAATTTATTATTACTCGAACAACCGAAAATGCCACAGTATTTGACACATACAAAACTAAGATTTTGAAGCCCACTGATTTTAACACTGCTGGATAAAATTAAGTCCTTGACATTCATTTGTTTAGGGCTTTTTATATTGCCTAAAATATGATATAATAAGTAGAATAAAGGGGTGTCTGTACGGCATTCTAAGACGTTTTTTTACTTACTAGCTGGGTAATCCATCAAAAGGAGCTTTTAAATGGCTACTAGTTCATCGTACTTATTGAAGATTGGAGCAGATGTTGACTCTGTTACTAAATCTATTTCTCAAATCAATGGCGATATTCGTTCATTGGCAAGTCAATCACGCAACTTAAATAGCGCTTTCAAATTAACAGGCGATACTAGTATTTTAACTAAAAATATTAGTGTTTTAGAGAGCCAATTAACTGCCACACAAAATAAGAGTAAATCATTAAAAAGCCAATTGGCAAGTATGCAAGCGAGTCCGGGTTTTGATGCAAATAGTGTTAAGGCTCAAAAACTTACGCGAGACATAGAAACCACTGAAAGTCAAGCGGTAAAGTTAAAAGCCGAATTAGCCAACGCAAAAACTGGCGGATTAGATCAAGTTTCATCATCAGCGGATAAAGCTAGTCACTCATTAGGTGTTGGTAAAATTGCTCTTGGTTCTTTTTTAGGTTCATTGGCTACTTCTGCTGTTACTGCCTTTGCGTCTGTTTTAGGTAAAGCATTTGAGGGCGTTGGTCAGGATATTATAACCGCAAGTGATGGTATTCAAAAATTCCAATCTACTATGGCATTTGCTGGTAAGAGTTCTAGCGAAATTCAAAAACTAACAACCGCCTCAAAGAAATACGCTGATGATACTGTTTATGATTTAACTGACGTACTAAATACCACAGCTCAACTTGGTGCCAATGGGGTTAAAAACTATGGACAACTAGTACAAGCCTCTGGTAACCTTAATGCTGTGGCTGGTGGTAATGCTGATACGTTTAAATCTGTGGCTATGGTATTAACCCAAACAGCTGGAGCAGGAAAGTTAACGACTGAAAACTGGAACCAATTGAGTGACGCAATACCTGGTGCCTCTGGAAAATTGCAAGAAGCCATGAAAAAGAATGGCGCATTTACTGGGAACTTCCGTGACGCAATGGCTAATGGGCAAATCACGGCAGATGAGTTTAACAAAGCCATTATGCAATTAGGAATGACGGACGTAGCTAAGCAAGCAGCCACTTCAACAAATACATTTGAGGGTGCATTTGGTAATTTACAGGCGTCTTTTGTAACGGCAGGTCTGGATTTCGTTAATAAGTTCAAACAACCAATAACAGATGGAATGACGGCGATTGCTAATGCGGTGCCTAGTATCACTAATGCTTTATCAGGTGTAGTTGGCTTTCTTGGACAATTTACTGGTACAATCGCTCAATCATTTAGTGGACTCGCACCCGTTATTACACAAGCCTTTTCTGGAATCTCTGGTGCAGTTGGTAGCTTATCTAGTAGCGGAGATCAAATCAAAACGTTGTTCGATACTATTTCAACAACTGTCAGTGGCGTATTGGGAACTATGGACTTTAGCGCTTTGACTAACTTAGCACAAGCCATACTACCCGCGTTACAATCAGGATTTCAGACGTTCTTGGGATATGTTACTCCTGCTATACAACCATTATTAAATGCATTTGTTAACTTGTGGAACGCTATACAACCAATTGTCAATGTGATAGCGTCAAGCCTTATGCCTGTATTCCAAGTATTAGGAGCATTCTTAGGCGGATTTGTTTCAGGTGTGATGGGAGCATTAACCACTGCATTTAATGTCTTGGCTGGTGTAGCTAAGGTATTGACACCTGTAATCCAATTCGTTGGTTCTGTTATTCAAGCATTGGCTCCTATATTCGTCACCGTGGCTGGTTTCATCGGTCAATTGATGGGACAATTTGCTGGGTTTAACGGAGTCTTAGGAGTTGTCGGCGGAGTAGTTAGTGGAGTCTTTGGTGGTATTATCAACTTCGGTTCTCGACTATTTAGCTCGTTATCGGGTGTGTTTAGTGATATTGCTGGCGGATTTAGGATTATGGGTTCTGGTCTAGGTAATGTTGGTAGTGGAATAGCCAATACATTCAGTAGTATTATTGGATTTGCTGGTAGAATGGTATCGGGAATTATCAACGCAGTATCTGGTGTGGCTGGTAAAATTGGTAGCCATTTCTCTGGTGTGTTCAATGCCATCACTAAAGCTATTGGTAATGTTACTGACATTGGTGCTAATATTGTTAATGGTATTGCAAAAGGTATAAAAGGAGCATGGGGAGCGGTTACATCTGCCATTGGTGCTCTTACTGACATGATACCCAAGAAAATACGTTCGTTACTTGGTATTCATTCGCCAAGTCGTGTGATGAGAGACATGGTTGGTAGGTATATCCCTCAAGGTATTGCTGTGGGTATGACAAGCCAAGATGGATTTATTAGTAGTCACGCACAGACCCTTAAAGACCAGTTAACAGGTTCAATGAGTAACATATCATTACCAAGTGTCGGTTTGGCTGGTGGTTCATTGGCTACTGCTGGGACATCTACATCAACAACATCTAATCAAGTTACAATTAATGTCAATGGTTCTAACCCTGACTCGGTTGTGCCTCAAATTAAACGTGAATTGCGCAGAGTTGGATTAAGCACTAATTAAAAAGGTGCTTTTTTTATTATCTAAAATGTGATATAATCGTAGTATGAAAAAGACTGGAAAAGCTGTTACAATCATGCAACGTTCCATAGACGCTACGTGGGAATATTACACAATGAATGTCTTAATAAAAAACGATGTTCTAAAGTTAGATGGCACACGTTTTATTGATGTCGTCTTTTTAACAGAACCAAACCAACTTGGCTACTATCCTAGACAAAACGACATAATTATGGACGCAACCAATATGGAAGATGGTTATGTGATTAGCGCTAATTATTCACGACCAGCCAATGAAGCAATTGGGATTATGTTTTTGAGTAAAATTAATGATGGAACGTATCGCTTTGCTCCTATTATGAATTTAAGTGAAAACGTGTATATCCAAAAAGGTTCTTACTTGCCACAGGTTAACTTGGCTAATGCAATTATGAGTGTATGGAACTTCTTAACTGGTAATAACCCTTATTTAAAAAACAATGGTTCCATGACAATTACTTCTGATATTACTAAAACATCTAATTATTCGGATAATACGGAAAGTACGATTGATACGATATTTAAGAACTTTATTGCTAGATTACACGGTGCATGGGATATACAATTTACTTATTATATTGGTGAAACAAGCCCTAGAGTTGCTGTTACTGGTTCAGCTAAAAATAATGTGGATAATCATAACTATTTTATTGATACGAAAACCACAAATGTTTTGGAGTATGTTCAACAATCAAGAAATGCAGATAGTGAAACATCTATGGTTTTTGGATATACGGAAGATGGTTCATTATATAATTATTACGCCGTGTTAGATGAGAATTTTAATATTGTAACAAGCCAAGTCCCATCAAACGGCATTATCAACATTGGAGCAACCCCTCGTGTGGCTTATGCTAGTTTACAAAATGGCACGTTATCAGAATTAGTTGAAAGTGCAACAAGCCTATTAAAAACAAGCATTTACGCTATTCGTTCCCAAATGGTTATGAGATTAGATGGTGCACCCTTGTTTATCGGTCAGTATGATAGTCCTTTTATTGGTCAATATGTTCGATTGGCTAATTTAGAAGATAATATTGTGACAAGCCAATTAAGAGAGATAAACTTCACAACCAATCAAGCTATTGTAGGTGATAATAACGATATTACATTTGGAGACTAGAGATGTCAGATACTAGAACAATTTACTTAAAAAATAATGAAGGAACTATTTACTCTAGTGACCCAAGTAATGTCGGATATGAGTATTTAGACATGTCAGGCTTTGATAGTTTAAATCCTAGTGAGAACTCTATTTTTACATCAGCAACTAATATCTCACTTATGTATTCATCTTATGATGTTAAATTGGTATTGACTTTTATTTCTAACTATGATAACGGTAGACAAGCACGTGCAGAATGGATAGCTAAAAACCAAAATTCAATCAATCAAATTTCCGTGGCAAATACTAATAATCCTAATTTGATATTTAGTAAACAAGCTAAGATTAAAACGATTGACTTTATAGAAAACCCTTACGTGAATGGTATGCAAGCCGAACTAACATTAGAGTTGGCTGGTAGGTGGCAATCATCTGTTAAACGTACAAGCGCAACTGTTTATCCCTATACAGGTGGAACTAAAAAATATAACTATCGTTATTATGACAAAAATAGGACTTTGTTACCAAGTGCGACAGGAAACCAACCTTATGCTGACATAGCTATTGTTGATGTGACTTATATAGAGGACATAAAGCACCAACCAACATACAAATACGGCTACCAAATCATCACAGACGAGGTTAAAACAGATGGATATAATGGGTTTATAATCAATATACCATCACAAACAACCCCTGTAAACGTGACTTTAACGGCACCAAGTGGTTTGTCAGCTACTATAACAACAAGCCAAATAAACGTACCTCTTCAAATTTCAAGTGATATGATTGGCTACTCCTTGGATAACTTCGATACATTTACGTTACTAAATAAAGGTTTTCCTGCTTCAAAGTATTGGGACAACTTACTTTCTGTATATAGTACTATTCAAACCATATTAAACGCCAATACAGTGACCGTCTCTGTGGCAAGTAATACAGGTAGCACAATACCGTTTGAATTCTACTTATACAAACTACAAGACTTGATTTAAGAAAGGTATAAAACATGACATTAGCAAACACAGAATTAGTATATCAGGCTGACTTTATGAACGTATCGCCAAGTGCTGACGGAGCCGTTTTTAGTGGTATTGGTAATCGGATTATCACAGGATTAGTACCAACATTAGTCAATGGTTCCGTTCAAGTTACCGCTGGTAAGGCATTGGTTCAAGGGCGATTATTTGAATTAACAGAAACTAAGACTTATACGCCAACTAGTACGGGACTTCAATATTTGGGACTTATGGCTGATTTAACTCAACAAAACCAAGATGGCGATACAGTTCGAAATAACCAGTACACAGTCGGTTTTTTCACTAGTCAATCTGGAGATTTAATAAAGGGCGATACAAAAGCAAATATCCCAATTTGGCTTGTTAATGGTACAAATTCTGTTTCATTTGCGAATCAAATTACATCAGGAATTTACCCAAACTGGAAACCTAACACGCAATATAACGCTGGTGATTTAGTAATGGTTAACTCGCTAAATGGCAGTAATACTGACAATGGATATTTAAAAAACGCTATATTAAAAGCCAATACGTCACACTCATCATCTACTGCGTTTCCAGACTCAAGTACCGGAATGTGGACTTTAATGAATATAGAGTCATATTTTAGAACTGGGTCGATGATATTTGCATTTAATAGAAAGTTGAAAATTGTTCGCACTGGTAATATTATTAAGGCCGGATATTATGATACTGCTGGTAACTTTACTTTTGGTCCGGGTAATACAGCGTTAAATGAAAAAATGCCAACATGGGCTGATCCAGACGTGGGGGGATATGACAATCAATTTTTTGTAACAGGAACCCCTTATGATAACCGACCATATACATGGACATTAGTTATACATTCTCGTAAATCACCGCTATTATCATCATTCTATACTGATAGACAAATCAACGCTAATGTAGGTTTAAGAGGAGAGGGTACATCATCAACATCAGCAGACCCCGAATGGATTGGTGCCATTCCAGATTAAATAAAAAAGCCTTATGAAATCAATCATTTGGCTTTTTTTGTTGGCTATAATCAATCTTTGGTAATCCTTTTGGTTTACTTGGTTTTGATTTACTGGCTGTTAATTTATTGTACTGGCGGATAATCTCACTTGCTTCACTGATGTCAAGTGTTAGTATCTCACTTAGTGGTTGATTAAGGTGCATAAGAAAGGCTATTATCCTATAAATTAAGTAATATTTATCTCCACCATCATCATTCTTATGCTTACTTTTGACCTGTGAGCTTAGCAAGAAATTGATTGAACAATACACCCTCTGGCAAATCTAATTCTTCATATTCTTTGCGTGTATCTTCGTTCTGTACTAATACGCCATCAACTGTCTGTGCGTACAAGAATTTTAAAACGTCATGGCG